GAGACCTGGTCAGGTCAGTCAGACACACCAGAAACCTGGTCAGCGATTTCGGATACATCCGAGAGCTGGACACCAGGCACAGACACTTCAGAAACATGGACAGCAATTTCAGATAACACGGAAACTTGGCAAGCAATTGCATAGGAGCAAATCATGGCAGATTCAACTACGACAAACCTACTACTCACCAAGCCAGAGGTAGGGGCAAGTACCGACACCTGGGGTACAAAGATCAATACCGACCTTGACACGGTGGATGCATTGTTCACTGCTGGTGGCACAGGTACTTCTGTCGGCCTCAATGTCGGTTCTGGCAAGACGCTGGCGGTGGCGGGGACTCTGACAAGCACCGGCACTTCATCCTTCTCTGCTAACCCAACATTCTCAGGCGGCACAGCCAACGGGGTAACCTACCTTAACGGCAGCAAGGTACTGACAAGTGGTAGTGCGCTAACCTTTGACGGGACTAACTTTGCCACTACCGGCACGGCAACGGCTGCAAAACTTATCCCCACCGGCTCTAGCGTAACTGGTAACGGCTTGTACCTTCCTGCTGCCAACAGCGTAGGTCTATCTACCAATGGCACAAACGCTGTCTATATCGACTCAAGTCAAAACGTAGGGATAGGGACAAGTTCGCCAAGCACATACGGAAAGTTTGTTGTATCAGGTAGCAACAATTCTGGTGTTGCAACATTTATTGGTAACGCATCGTTAACAGGTTCTGCTCCTACATACCAAGGTTCAATTCGTTTAATTGATAACCCAACATCAGCAACTGTTGCTAATGGCGGTATTGAGTTTCTTACGTCAACTTTTGGTTCTGGCTATGGATTCAAAATAGCATCAGTTGACAGTTCGGGTGTTTCGCTAACCTTTGCAATACGTCAAAACTCAGCCTCATGGACTGAGGCTATGCGTATTGACAACGCAGGTAACGTGCTTGTCACTTCCGCTGCTGGTCTTGGCTACGGCACAGGCTCTGGTGGTACTGTTACACAGGCAACAAGTAGGACAACGGGAGTTACGTTAAATAAACCAACTGGTGCTATTACGCTTGTTTCTGCCGCTGGAAGCCCAACATGGCAAGAATTTACTGTAACTAATTCCATTGTCACAGCCAATGACACATTTGTCTTAAATCAACGTTCGGGAGCAGATAGATACGTGCTTCAAGTTCGTTCTATTTCTGCTGGTTCATTCGTTATTGCTTTTCAAACGACCGGTGGCACAACAACAGAACAACCCATATTTAACTTCGCAATCATCAAAGGAGCAACATCATGAAATATTTAGCAGCAGTGTGTCACGACATTAAATCCAACACCTTAGAAGCCACATGGCTAGAGGAAACGGAAACGGAACTCAAGCGAGTAAAGTGCCGCAACTACAGCGCAGAACAGAAGGACGAGTTCCTTGCTGACTGTGGTGCGGATGGTGAAAAGTACGCAGACTTAGCGGGGTGGTGATGGACAAGCCAGAAATTGACCCTGTACGCTATGGAGTCCTGTGGCAGAAGGTGCAGGACTACGAGCGCCGGTTTGACGATATGAGCGCCAAGATCGACAAGATGGAGTCATCTATCGAAACGCTGGTTGCTATGGCGAACCAGGGCAAGGGTGGTTTCTGGATGGGCATGGTGATCGTGTCCGCTGTCGGAAGTCTTATTGGTTACTTCGCGCATCTATTTGGCAAACCGTGATCCAAAATGATCGACCCCATCACAGCCTTTGCGACTGCACAAGCCGCGATAAAGGGGGTGCAGGCCGCCATCAAGATGGGCAAGGACATCCACGCCATTGGCGGGGAGATGATGAAGTTTTTCGAGGCAAAGGACATTGTCCAGAGGGAAGCGTCCAAGCCTAAGAGCAGTTTTGCAAAGTCAGATACGGCGGCGGCGTTTGAGATAGTGATGCAGGCCAAGCAGTTGGCTGATGCCGAAAGAGAGCTGAATAACTACATGGTGATGTCTGGTAATGCTGATCTCTGGCAGCAGCTCATGGTGGAGCGCAACAACATCATCAAGCAGCGCAAGGTAGAGGAAATATTGGCAGAGAATCACGCTAAGAAGCGCAAGGCAGAGATTGAAGATTTGTTGACCTGGTTAATTGGTGGCGCGCTTGCGCTACTGTTGCTGGGTCTTTGTTTTTGGTGGCTAACACTTTTGATGGAGAAATAAATGCTCACGATCCTATCTACTCTGATCTCTTTCCTGATGGGCGGCCTGCCTAAGTTGCTGGACTTCTTCCAAGATCGCAACGACAAGAAGCACGAGCTGGCGCTGGCCGCCATGCAGATTGAACGTGAACTAGAGCTGCGCAAAGCAGGTTTTGAGGCGCAGGAACGGGTGGAGCAGATACATAGCCAGCAACTGGAGTTAGAGACAACTGCCAAGGCTAACGAGAACCTGGTCAACGCGCAGGTGGCTGAGATGAACGCTATCTACAAGCACGACGAGTCTCTGGGAGAGGGTACATCACAGTGGATAAAGGACTTGCGTGCCGGTACGCGCAGTTTCATCACTATGGGTTTCTTTCTGCTGCTGTGCTTTGTGGACGTTGGCCTGTTTATCTACGGGTATAACAATGGCGTGGCGTTTCCTGCGCTGGCTGAGAAGCTGTGGGATAGCAATACCCAGGCGCTGTTTGCTTCTATCGTAGCATTTCACTTTGGTGGCCGAGCCTTTGGAAAATGATCTGGACACTGGTGCTAGTAACAGGTATCAACATGAACTCAATAATGATCGTCGGTTATTTTGAGGTGGAGTCTGCTTGCCAGCGTGCTGCTAAAGAGTGGCGTGATCTTGGCTACAAAGTAGGGTGCGTGCAAACGCAAAAGAAATGAAAGTCTCAGCCAAGGCATTGTCCATGATTAAGCACCACGAGGGGACCAGGCAGCGTCCGTATCGCTGTCCTGCTCTGCTTTGGACTGTTGGCGTTGGCCACGTACTGTACCCAGCCCAGGGTAAGCAAAAGATTGAAGAACGTAATGGCTATTTATTGAGGCCAGAGGATGACAGGTTGTGGTCTATGGAGGAGGTAGATGGAATACTTGCAGCAGACCTTGAGCGCTTTGAGCGCGGAGTGGAACGATTCTGCCCTGTTGTTCTTACGCAGGGTCAGTTTGATGGTCTTGTCAGTTTCTCTTTTAATGTGGGCCTTGGGACACTCCAGCGTAGCACGCTACGCCAGAAAGTGCTACGCGGGGATATGGAAGGCGCTGCGGAAGAACTCCTAAAGTATTGCATGGCCGGTGGCAAGCCATTGAAGGGTTTGCAGAACCGGCGCAAGGATGAGCGCGTCCTATTCTTATCCTAATGGTGGCACAATAAAACTATGGCCATCCAGCAAAAACTTGAGACTCCGACACCGCCTAATCTGGGCTATCCACCAGAGCTATACGAGCGCCGAAATTTCAACGAGTCCAACGGCGCGCTGAATGTTTACTTTAGGAAGGTGACTTCGGTGCTTGGCGCCTTGTTTGGCGTCAAGGGCAGCCGGTACATAAACGCGCCCTATGGAGCCTTTCAGAGCACCGCAGACCAGACGGCAGCGGCCATCAATACCGCGTACGCGATGACGTTCAATACGACTGATTACACCAATGGCGTCACGGTAGTCAGCAATTCGCGCATCACGGTAACTGATTCTGGCATCTACAACTTTCAGTGGTCTGGAGAATTTGAGAATACAGACAGCCAAGAGCATGATGTAAGGATATGGATTAAGGTCAATGGGACAAACCTGGTTGGCTCTACAGGATTTGTTGGGATACCGTCTAAGCATGGAATAGTCAATGGTCACGCAATAGTTTCATGGAACTACTTCCTATCACTTGCCGCCAATGACTACATAGAGCTTTGGTGGGAGACTGACAGCACCACAGTCAGCATCCAGGCATACGCTGCTGCGTCCAACTACCCGTCTACCGCGTCGCTGATTGCGACAATGCAATTTGTGTCGAACACAATGTGAGAACGTCATGTACATACCCTTAAAAATACCACCAGGCATCTACCGTAACGGAACCGAGTACCAATCATCTGGGCGCTGGTACGACGCCAACCTGGTACGCTGGTACGAGAATACCCTGCGCCCGATTAACGGGTGGCGTAAACGCTTTAGCACTCAGACGGCGATGAGTGGAAAGTGCAGGGGTCTGATTACCTGGCGTGATAACACCGCAGACCGGTGGATTGTTGCTGGGACGCACAGCAATCTGTATTGCATGAATGAAACCGGAACTTTAAAAAACATCACGCCTACAGGTTTTACTACTGGAATTCCAGATGCGCAATCATTTACTGGATATGGATATGCAGGATACGGAAACTTCGCGTATGGTATCCAGCGACCAGACTTGGGCAATATCGTACCTGCGACAACATGGTCTATGGATACCTGGGGCGAGTACCTTATTGCTTGCAGTAGTTACGATAGAAAAATCTATGAGTGGCAGTTAGGATTTACAACGCCAACGCTGGCCGCTGTGATTACCAATGCACCAATAAACAACAACGCAGTTATGGTCACTGCTGATCGGATCATGTTTGCCTTGGGTGCTGGCGGTAACCCACGAAAGGTAGCCTGGTCAGATCAGGAGGACAACACGGTGTGGACTGCCGCCATAGACAATTTGGCGGGTGACTACGAACTTACAACGCCAGGTACTTTGATGGCCGGTAAGCGCGTCAAGGGTGTAAACCTACTATTCACTGACGTTGATGTACACACCGCGCAATACATTGGAGCGCCGTTCGTTTACGGGTTTGAGAAGGCCGGTAGCGGGTGCGGGTTGATCTCGGCGCAGTCAGTGGCTGCCATAGACACCGCCGCCATCTGGATGTCTAGCAGTGGCTTCTGGATGTACGACGGGTACGTCAAACCATTGCCTTGTGACGTTTCTGACTACGTTTTTAACGACATAAACTTGACGCAGAAGTCAAAAATATACGCTGTCCACAATAGCAAATTTGGTGAGATATGGTGGTTCTACCCGTCCAACGACTCCAACGAGAACGATTCCTATGTGACGTATAACTACCGTGAAGGACACTGGAACATAGGCACATTGTCTAGGTTGGCGGGTGCTGATGCTGGGGTGTTCACTTACCCATTGATGGTTGACAGCAGCGGATACATCTACGAACATGAGGTCGGGTTTGACTATGACTCTGCCGTTCTGTACGCGCAATCTGGACCCATTGAACTTGGGACAGGCGAGAACATAATGAACGTCAAACAGGTAATTCCTGACGAGCAGACGCTGGGCGAGGCGCTGGTTTCGTTCAAGTCAAGGTTCTACCCTACCGGCGCGGAATCTACTTTCGGACCCTATACGGCGGCAAACCCTACCAGCGTCCGGTTCTCTGGGCGCCAGGTTGAGATTAAGGTCACGGGTAACACCTTGGCAGATTGGCGTATCGGGGTTATGCGGTTGGAGGCTACGGCCGGTGGGCGTAGATGACAGACCTGGAGGACTTGCACAGGCTGCGCCAGCAGGTGCAATCGGCTTTAGAATACTCTGGAGGCACACACACATTTGACGATATAGCCCAGGCTGTGACCGAGAACAGGTTCCAGGTATGGCCAGGCGTCAATTCGGTGGTAGTGACCGAGATCATTGTCTACCCGCAACTCAAGAACTTGCACTACTTCTTAGCTGGCGGCGACCTCGATGAACTCAGAGCGATGCGACCATACATCGAACGCTGGGGTAAGAGTTTAGGTTGCACGCGAGTTACTCTCGCAGGACGTAAAGGCTGGGCCAAGACGTTCCTGCGCGATGAAGGATACGAACCTAGATGGTTCATTTTGAGCAAGGAGCTTTGATATGGCGCGAATGATTAATTATGGAGATGATGAGCTTCTAGCAAATCCATTTGCGTTTGCTGCGCAAGCTCCTGTTGCTCCGGCAATGCTTGCACCAGTTGCCCAAGCTCCAGTTGCACCAGTTGCTGCCCCCAGGCGTAGCGATCAAACAATGTACTCCCAGACTCAAGGGTATGGGATGGTTCCTGTTTATGAACAGCAGGGGGGTAGAGCGGGGGAGCGAGGAGAGCCTGTTTTTTTAGGTTATGAATTTAATCCTATTGCCGCAGGACTAGAAATATTAGAAGCGCCAAAACCAGTGGGTGTAATTGCGGAAGAAAAAAGGCTTGGCACAACGATGGAGCCTATTTATCAAACGTACACGACCCCCCGAGGAGGTCGTGATGGGGATAACCCAGAAACAATACAGTATGGTCCACCCATAGGCTACCGCTACGACAACGGGAAAAGTCAGTATGTAAATTTTGATGCAGGTGGGCAATTTGTAAATACGCAAGACAGAAAAAAAAGTAGTCTTGCTGATCTTTGGCCGATTTTGGCAATATTAGCAATTCCGTTTGTTGGTCCTTCTTTGCTTCCATCTGTATTTGGTGCTGGTGCTGAAGCCGCTGGTGCTGGTTTGTTGGCAGACACAGCTGCACTCGGTGCTGGTCAGGTTGCTGCTGCTGCACCATTGGCGTTTACTCCAGAGATGATTGCAGCCGGTGCATTTACGCCAGGCTCTATTGGTGCTGCTGGCGCTGCATCTGGTGCATTGACAGCGGGGCAATTGGCTGCCGCTTATGGCGTCCCAGGATTACTGTCAGAGTTGGCCCCGCTTGCTGCTGCGCCAGAAGCTGTATCTCAAACAATTCCAGAAGTCATTGCTCAGACTACACCACAAGCTGTAACGCCAAGCATTAACGAGATGGTGGCATCTGGAACATTTACACCAGGATCTGCTGGTGCTACTGGTGCTGCGTCAGGTGCATTGACAGGTGAAGCATTAGCTGCTGCTGGTGGACTGTTAACTGAAGGTGCGACTCCAGCATTGGTAGATATGGCAGCACAAGGAGCACAAAACTACCTTGAGTCTGGTGGTGGTGCTCAAGCTGGAGCAGGTGGCGGTCCTAATGGCACGGATATTTTTAGAGAGATGTCAGTAAATCAAGGCGTTGCGTCTGGCCTTGGCCCTGGCTCTATGGGTGCTGATATGGCAGCAAAAGGATTATTGACGGCAGAGCAGTTAGCGGCAGCGGCTGGAACTACTGGCGCTGGTTCTTCTTTATCAATGCCATCATTGTCAACAATAAAAGATGCACTGACAGTTGCAAGTCTTGTGGGTGGTGCTGTAGGCAATAACAATGCCTCTACAGCAGCACCATTCACGATGGCGCCGTATGTGCCGCCATCAGGAAAGCCATTTGCTAATTTGGGTATGTCGCCTATTGCAACCCCGTACACACCGACAAGGATTGCCGGCCAGTACGACCCGACAAAGACACCTGGTGGGATTAGCCCATACGAACTAATCATGCAGCAGATGCAAGCACCAAAGAACTTGTATGCTGACTTTGAGGCAGGTACGAATATTGGTGGTTACGACCCGCAAAGGTTTGTTGTCCCACCGGCTGCGGCAGCAACAGCACCGCCTAATAACATGGGCGGCATGATTAACAAGTCTAGGATGGTGGGTCCCAACCCTATGGGTCCAGATAACGGGTTTGCGTCTATTCAAGATGGCGAGTTTGTGATGAACCGCAAGGCTACACAAAAGTACGGCATTGAGTTAATGAACGCAATCAACAGTGGCAAGATTTCAAAGGGCAAGC